CAATGATGCACACACATGGTCCACAATTTTGGTCTGCTGCATATTATCCTAGAATACCAGGTGAAACCTATATGCATTTTCCAGATTTTGAACACTCTGAGCTATTGAGAGAAAACTCTCTATATTTATTCCATGGTCTAACAAGGCACGGTGTCGACCCTCAAAAATATGATGAGCCAAGATATTCAATGTCTTTTAACGTTTCACAGAAAAAAATACAAAAAGAATAATATTTATAGTATATTAACAAAATGCCCCTAGTAAATTTTAGACCCGCACCCGGTATTAATAAAGAAGTCACTGACTATACAGGTCAAGGCAAATGGACTGATGGCGATATGGTGCGTTTTTTTCAGGGATCTGCGCAAAAAATCAAAGGGTGGGAGAAGTTTATAAGCACCACATTAGTCGGTGTAGCTAGAGATGCTCATGCATGGGTTGGCCTAGATGGTACTAGATTACTTGCCGTTGGCACTGATAGAAAACTTTACATAGTTGTGGAGGGTTTAGCTTATGACATAACTCCAATAAGAGAGACACAAGCTTTAACAAACCCTTTTACCACTAATGCTACAACATTTGTAACAGTGACAGATACAGCTCATGGAGCTGCCAAAGGAGATTTTGTGACATTTGATTCTTTTAGCGCTATTGATGGCTTAGATATGAATAAAGAGTTTGAGATAACATCTATCACAGACAATAATAATTATGTTGTTACAGCAACATCAGCGGCATCAGGATCAACATCGGGTGGTGGAGGTAGTGGTAATGCTAAATATCAGATTAGTATTGGACCTGAAGTATCTACATCTGCTTTTGGATGGGGCACAGACACATGGGGTGCCGGAGGATGGGGCAGTCCATCAACATCAACGACCGTAACCTTAGAGGCTAGACAATGGTCTTTAGACAACTTTGGAGAAGATCTTATAGCCACTGTATTAAATGGTGGCGCATTTAGGTGGGACACATCTAGTGGTGTAGCCACAAGAGCGGCAGCGATTACAAACGCACCTACTAGATCAAGATTAAGTTTAGTTTCTACACCTGATAGACATTTATTATTTTTTGGCACACAGCCTACTATTGGTGGAACCAATGCACAAGATGATTTGTTGTTAAGATTCTCAGATCAAGAGGACATCAATACATATCAACCCACTGCAGAAAACACTGCAGGTTCTTTGCGTATAGCTGACGGCTCACGGATCGTGGCCGCAGAGCGATCAAGAGGTCAGATATTAGTTTGGACTGACACATCATTACACTCTTTACAGTTTATCGGTCCGCCATTTACTTTTGGTTTAAGACAGCTAGGACAAAATTGTGGTATTGTTGGTAGTCATGCAGGTGTTGATATAAATGGTGTAAGTTATTGGATGTCTCAAGACTCCTTCTTTTTATTTGATGGTTCTGTTAAAAAATTACCATGTACTGTAGAACAATTTATCTTTAATAATTTAAATGTTACTGGTGCAGAAAACGCTTTTGCTGGGCATAATGGTGAGTTTAATGAAATAATGTGGTTTTATCCAAGAACGGGTTCAGACATCATTAATGCTATTGTAGCTTACAATTATACTGAAGGCACATGGTGGACAGGAACACTAGATAGAACTACTTGGTTAGATAGAGAAGTATATGATAATCCTGTGGCTACAGATTACTTACCAACGACCACAGCTAACAATGAAGTTATTTCAGGATTAACTGATGGTGCAACACAATTATTTTTACATGAAACAGGCAATAACGGTGACGGTGCTGCCATAACAGCATTCGTAAAGTCTGGTGTAGTGCAAATAGGTGAGGGTAATGACTTTGCTTTCGTATCAAAACTCATACCTGATATAGAGGATCAAGAGGGGATATTAAACGCAAAACTAGAATTTAAAAATTATCCTAACAATAGCACAAGTGTTACCAAAACAGTGACATTTCAAGATAATACTGATTTTGTAAGTTTACGTGGCAGAGGTAGAGAGTTTACAGTAAACGTGGTTTCTAATACTACAGGCACAGCGTGGAGATTAGGCACACAAAGATTTGATATTCAACCAGATGGTAGAAGATAATGGACCCTTATAGCATTTTACAACATTGGAAAAAACAACCATACATGAAAACTAATTATGACAATATACATGCTCATTATGCAGACCATAAGTATATAAGAATGAAACCAAAGTCACAAATAACATTAACTCCTGGGCTCATATTCATGATAATTAAACATCCTAAACAATGGGTGCAGCAAAATTTTAAATTAGAAAATGAAGTCACATTACATAATGATACAGTGAATATTCTTTACTTTATTTTAAAAGACTCATTGCTATCAAATGAAGATAAGAACGAAAAATTACATGTAAAAAATGGTGTGCCAAAGGATGATGATCAATGGCTAAATTAACACTTACAAGATTTCCAGATGCAAGAGAAGAGTACGATGCTCAACAACAAGCAGAATTAATAAGAGTATTAGAGGCAATAATACAACAATTAAATAGTTCCTACACCCAAGATACTCAAGAAGAAACTACTAGAAGGACTTGGTTTTTAAATGGCTGACGTATTTAAAAGATTTATTACAAACGTAACTACTACTGATTTGACCACAGTGTTTACTGTGCCCACTGCAAACGTAGCAGCTACACCTCCAGTGCCTGTGTCTACTTTTATTGTAAAAACAATCAACACTCATAACTATGACGGCTCTAACTCTGTAACAGTTAATCTTGATCACAATAACGGCAGTGCAGATCTACAAATTTTTCAAATTGATGTGTCAGCTAGTAATACAAATACAATATCAACTAGCATGGTATATCAAGAAGGTGACTCATTGAAAGTACAAGCAAATGCTGCTTCTAGAGCTATGGTAGAGGTATCTGTGTTGGAGATAAAACAACAACAATAATGTATGTATTAACAGATGTACCAAAAGACATTCTTAGCAAATTAGATGAGTGCATAGATGAAAAAGGTTTAAATCCTGTAAATGGTGATCTAGCAGGTAATATAATGCATGAGTATTCTATTCCAAAAGGTAAACCAATTGTATCGCCTATGCTAATGCACATGGTCACAGAATTTAATAAAAAATATCCAAACTATATTAAAAAAGCACACTCAACTGTAAATTACAAACAAGTGGATATTGAGCTTTTTAATTTGTGGGTTAACTTTCAAAAAAAACATGAGTTCAATCCAATGCATGTTCATGACGGGCTATATAGTTTTGTTATTTGGCACAAAGTGCCTTACGACATAAAAGATGAAAAAGCACGTTTACCAAATATAAGGGATGAGGATTTTAGAGCAGGTATGTTTGCATTTTTTTATAGTGAGCCAGGTGGTAAAATATACCAAGAGGCAATACCAGTAGATAAAAACTGGCAGGGTAAAATTGCTTTGTTTCCTGCTTCTTTAGACCATTGCGTCTACCCTTTTTATACATCTGATGACTATAGAGTATCAATCTCTGGTAATATCGGTTTTAAAATCTAACTGTTGAAATACGTATACAAAAGTAAGGTCGCCAATCATGACGAAGTAAAGAAACAATTACTTGAAATGTTTGATAAAATACCAAAAAATTCAATAAACATACAAAATGAAAATATAGTCCATACAGATTGGAGCATACCAGCAGAGATTAATAGAGAATATGGCTCTTTATTCTTAGAATTAATAAAACCTCATATGACAAAAATTACAAAAGACCTTAAATGTTCTGATTATGAGGTGCAAAATTTTTGGTTTCAAAGATATGAGCATAAAAATTATCATTCTTGGCATATACATCCTCGAGCACACTTTGCAAATGTATATTTTGTTGAGTGTCCAAAGGGTTTCAGCACTAAATTTATGCACTTTAACAAAGAATGTAATGAGGGTGATATTATCAGTTTTCCTGCTTTTTTGCCTCACAGCTCACCAGTAATTACAGAAAATACTATGAAGACCATAATATCGTTTAATACTTCCATACATTATGATCCGTTATAATAATCTATTGATTTCATAGCTTTTCGCCTATAAAACTATACTATGGCAAAGATTGTAGACGAACCTGTACTCCTACGTCATGAAATAATAGATGGGAAAAAGCTCCCAGTATATAGTGCAAAAGTAGAGACTACAGTGACCAATACTAAAACAGGATATGAATACAGTAGCCACGAAGAAGTGGAAGCTGACATCGCCAACCCTGCAACAGAAACTAAAGAAGAAGATATACGTAGAGATGTGCATGTGATTGCACCAAATTTATTTAGTGGAGCAGCTACTGGGGATGAATAATGTTCAAAAATATATTTAAGGCAGCTAAAAATCTAGTAAGAAGTCCTATTGGACAGATTGGATTAGGCATTTTAGCTCCTCAACTAGCAGGTGCAAGTGGCTTACTAGGTGGTATTGGAACTTTTGCAGCGAGGAACCCAGCTCTATTTCAGGCAGGATTAGGATTACTTGGTGGTGCGAAGCCACGAGATGTGTTACAGAACGTGGCATTAGGTGCAGCCACTGCAGGATTAATGGGTGGTAGAGGTGGTATAGAAAGCTTTTTAGGTGGACAGCCTCAAGTTGCACAAACCACAGCAGCACAAAATTTAGCTAAACCTGATTTTGTAGGTGGCAGCATGTCAGTATCACCTAATACTGTTGGAACAGGTGTTTCTTTTAGTGAGGCCCCAGCAACTGGTTTTTCAATAAACTCAATGACGCCTACTAGAGGTGCTTCAACAGATTTTTCATTAGGCAATCTTGTAAAAGGCGCATCAGAGGGGGGAGAAAGTTTTTTAGTTAGAATGGGTTTGGTTAATCCTAATGAAACAGACTTTTTTAAAAAATATAGTTCTTTAATTAAATTAGGCACTGTAGGTGCGTCTGTCGCTGCAGCCGCTTTAGGAGAGGATCAAGCAGCAATGCTATATGACCCTGAAAAAAATCCATACCTTACAGGTCAAGTAAAAATTCAAGATGCATACACTCCTGCAGGATTTAATCAAGGTGGAGGCATAAGTGACTTTCCAGAAAAAGATGGTATGATCAATGGACCGGGTGACGGTCAGTCAGATGATATACCTGCAATGTTATCAGACGGAGAGTTTGTTATGACAAAACAAGCTGTAATGGCAGCAGGTAACGGTGACAGAAATAAAGGCACAAAAGCTATGTATAATATTATGAACAGTTTAGAAGATAAAGCAGAGTCTATGGGAATAGGAAGAATGTAATGGCAACTTTTGAAGAAATTTTAGCACAATCTTATGGTAATCTTGTTAAAGCAGGTGAGGCACTAACAAGCCCTGAGAGAATCAAACAGTTTCCCGTACCTGTAGCACAAGTAGCAAATGTATCTCCAGCAGTAGGACAAGCCACACAATTACTTTCAAATGCAGCAGCTACCATGCCTGATTTCTTTGGTCAAGGTGTCGGTGCATTAGGTCAAGCAGGCACGTCAGTTGCTAACGCAGCAACAACAACTGCCGGAACCATGGGTCAATTCGATCCTGAATCATACAAAGCATTTATGAATCCCTTCCAAAAAGAGGTTATAGATAATTTTACAAAAGAAATGCAAAGACAGTTTAACATATCAAGACAAGGTAGAGCTGCACAAGCCATTGATGCCGGGGCTTTTGGTGGTGATCGTGAGGGTGTATTAGAAGCAGAGGCACTAAGAGGATTTCAAGATAGGCTTGGTAGCGGTATAGCAAATCTTTTGGCGGGTGGTTTTGATAGAGCGCAAACACAAGCTCAAAAAGCTTTTGAAGATCAAAGATCTGCACAACAAAATGCTGCAAGATTACAATTGGCTGGAGCTGAGCAACAAAGAGGCATTGGACAATTATTTGGACAGTTTGGTGCAAATCAACCAACTGCGATAGGAAACTTAGCAACAACCTTAAGTAGTTTGGGTATTACAGAGCAACAAGCTCAACAAAGTGCTTTTGATCAAGCTCAACGTGCTAACTTAGCTAGATTTACTCAACCTTTTGAAGCATTACAATTTCAATCAGGATTAGTAAGAGGATTCCCAGCTTTACCGTCTGGTGGCGTTTTTCCACAGCAAATGGGTAATCCATTATTATCGGGGATTAATCAATTAGGACAATTTTTAGGATAGTAATATGTCAAGTGGTTTTGATACCTTAAACACGTTCAAGACAGATCTTGTCATCGAACCAGTTAGACCTGTCGACCCAGTGCCAGATGTGCAGGGTGGTACGTACGAAGTAACTCCACCAGAAAATTACGAAGAAAAAAATCTTATTGCTGCTGAACTTGCATCTAATGCAGTAGATGAAACCTTTGAATATAATAATATGGGCATAAAATATGCAGATCAATTTTTACCTGTGCGTCAGGCTTTAGATGAACAATATAGTGCGATTGCAGAAAGACTAGGATTAGGGAAAAGAGTGACCTTTGAAGAAGCTCTTCAGGGTATACAAGAAAAACTAGGACCTTTACCACAAACACCTGGCATTGACAAAGCCTTAAATGTTTTTGTAGATAGCATTAATGCACGAACACCTTACAGGGGTGCTGCAGGTATATTTGATATAATAGCACAGGCTACTGGTAAATACATTCAAAGAGAAACGGCTGAAGACGCTGCTGAATTACAACATAGTTTGAAGATGAAAGAGCTTGCAATACAAACCATGCAAGATCAAAACGCTGCTATTTTGGAAAAAGAGTCAGAGTTTTTCTTAAAAAAAATGGGTTTTGATAATGAGTTTATGATGGCAAACATGGCCTTTGACATGGACATGCAAAAAAAATTAGCTCAATTTGATATAGATAAGGCGCTTAAAATAGAACAAGCTGCTTTAGATCTTTACAAAAATCCAAACAGAATTTTTCAAAACATGACAATACCTAATGAAGCAGAGGGCACTACACAAGTAGTCATGACTAAAAAAGTTTGGAATCCAGAGAAAGGCACTTACGAATTTATGATGGGTAGAAAAGAGGGTGAAGACACAGTTTATGATGTTGAGGTCCCACCTAACGCTTACTTATCACCTTTAGAAGGTATACAAGCTGACGCCGCACAAGCGGTATCTGCACCTAACTATGGACAAGCATCACAACAGATAGGTGACTTCAACACATTAGGTAGAGCTGCTGACATCGTAACAGAGATGTTACAAATAGATGCTGAAGCAGTAGCAAGAGGAGAACCATCAAGATTTGGTGCCGAGGGTTTAGTTGACTTTTTCAAGAAAGAGTCAAGAGCTACTTTCGCCTCGTTTATGAACGCTGTAAGCCCAGGTCTTGGTGATCAGTTTGTCAAAGAGGGACAACTTTTATATGAAAAAGACAAAGTTTTTTATGAATTGCCTCCTGGCGAAGAGGAGTTAGTAAGAGAGGTGAATTTCCAAGCACCTAGAGATATCAAACTACCATTTAACTTAGGTAATACAAAAACAGTATCAAAACTAGTAACTATAGATGATCTTTATAATCCAATAACTTACACAACTTTAGGATATGATGGAGACTATGCTAGATTGAAAGTGCAAGAAAACTTAATTATTTATGCTTTAGCAAGATCATTGAAACCCACCGGACGATTAAACGTTGACGACATTAGAAGAGCTTCTTCACTTGTTGATTTACAAGGTCTTAAATCTCCAGACTTTGTTAGAACTCAACTATCCGAGATATTAAAGTTTTTAAGAAAAGGACAAGTAGATATATATGAAGCTGGTAGATACGGTGAGGGTAAAAACATTTTTGACGATCAAAAATATCAAGAACAAGTTTTAAAATTTAAACAATTTTTAGGAGAAGATGTATCTGATATGCAAATACCACCAGCACCTGATTCATCTCAAACAGTTGAGGGTAGTGTCGTTGATGAAGATCAAAACTTTGAAATAAATTTAGAACCTGAAGACTTATTTGGAGGAGGTCAGTAATGCCTAAACCACCACCAAATCAAGTTACAATATTAAAAGGAACACCTAACGAAGCTAAATTCTTTTTTGAAAATCCTACTAATCCTACAGCGAATGATATAGCAAAGGTAAAAAAATATTATGGCATAGACGATTCTGCGACTCCTATGCAAGTCATAGAAGAGTTAAATAAATTAAAAGGTGTAGAACAGGCAAATATTTTATCAGATATACCTTATGATCCAGAGACTCAAACAAAACAATATTATTCTGTCTTAGCTCAAAAAATTGCCGATACAAATCAAAGAATGGCTTTGATAAAAGATCCTGCAAACTATTATTTTAAGCAGGCAAATGAAGCTGTTGGTAAAATACCTTTTGTTGGAGGTTTATTAGATAGAGCCGTGCCAGATCAATTAGTATCAAAAGGGTCTGCAGAAATTATCGGTTCATTAGCTTTTATGGGCGGTGCAGGTTTGTTAGGTACACCGTTTGGAGGACCTACAGGAGCTGGTGTTGCTATGACAGTAGCTAGAGGTTTAGGGGCCGATGCCTTGGGTGCAACTGCGGGTGGACAAGTTTATGAATTGACTAATCAAATACTTAGACACCTTAATGACTTACCACTAGAAGAAAGAGAATTACAAAACGCTAAATTTTTAAAAGATGCCTATATGAACTTGGTTTTTACTGGAGGAGTCATGGCCCTCGGACCACTGGTCAGTGCATTCAAACCAGCCGTGGGTAGAGTATTATTTGGTTTAGACAATAAAAACCCTGAATACAAAAAAATGTTAGAAGTAGCAGAAACATATGGCATGCCATTAGGTATCATACAAGCTACTAATAGCGCTTTTTGGAAAGGTTATTCAAAAGTTTTAGGTGTATTTCCATATGTTGGAACACCTTTTAGAAGAGCTGGAGAAGGAACACAAGAAGGCATCAGACAGTTTTTTGATACTGCACTCAATAATTTAGCACCACTACAAACAATGGCATCATTAGGTGGTGACATGTTGAAATTAGGTAGATCTGAATATACAGACACTATGAAAGTTTCAGACGCTTTATACAAATCATTTGGAAAGTATGCTGAGAAACTAGATGGCAAAAAAGTTATAAAGTTAGATACAGTAAAAAGATTAGCTGATGAGTTTCAGGATGTTTTAATTTCTTCTAAACCAGGAACTCAAGGTTATGGTTTTAGATTTCCTGGTGACGGATCAATGAAAGCCTTCACAGAGTTTTATCAAACTTTGAGTAGGCTTGACCCTGACGGTGTAACAATTACACAGTTTAGAACTTTACAAAAATTATTGTCTGACTTTCAAGCAAACTTTAAAATTGAAGGTAAAGGCTCTGTGCCAACTGAAGAGGGGGCTAGGATATCACAACTTCGACTAGCCTTAGAGCATGATGGAAGCAAACTTATAAATATAGATGGTGTAGACAAAGTCGTTTTTGACACAGCCATGGAAAAACTTACAAGAGCAAATGCATATTTAGCTGCGGTAATGCCTAAATACAAAGGTCCTGGTGCTAACATGTACAAACAGGTTAATGCAAATATTTTTTCACCTGGTCCACAAAGTGTTTCAGAGGGTGTTTTAACTCCAAAACAAATGATTGAAAACTTATTACCTATGATGAAAGAAGATCCAGATCTGGTAAGAGCAGTTATGAATCTAGCAAAGACTCCAAATGCAAACTTGAAAGCTTGGAGGATGTCTGGTTTTAAAGAAGGTGTTCCTGTCAAAGTCACCGTAAAAGAATTAGACAATGTTCCTAATTTACCTAATGGCGAACCAAATCCAAACTTTGGAAAACAAATAGATGTAGAACAAACTGTAATATCTATGGCACCAAATGCTGGTAAGAAAAAAATAATTAGAGCTTTTTATGATCAAGCAATTAAAGACTCTTTCACAGGATTACCTGTGGCTAAAACATTTAATGATTATAAAAATTTAGCTAAATTACCTCCAGAAGAAGTTTACAAACAAGGTTATAAAAATAATGCAGACGTATTCCGATTTAGAACAGTTGATTTTGATCCAAGAAAGTTTGCAGACAGTTTAGGTTTAAACAGCACTGATGGACGAGCAGCGCTAGAAGTTGCTTTAGAGGGCACGGGCACAAAAATAAAAGATATTGAAAGATTTTTAGAAGTAGCAGAAAGATCAGGTAGTTTCACAGTCACCGACCCATCCTCATTCGTTCAAAGACGTGTAACATTAGGAGGTTTTAGAAGTTTATTATTATTTGGTGGTGTACAAGCTGGTGCAACAGCGGCAGGTTTTGGTCTACCAGTATTAATGGTGCCTTTACTCTTAAGATATGGATCTAGCATTTTAACAGACCCACAGGTGCTGAAAGCATTTTCAGAAGTTTTAGACCAAACAGGTCTTGATGTAGTGAAAAGAGCGGGAGTTGCAAGAACTGTCGGAGAACCTGAAGATACAAAAAAGACATTAGAACCCTTTACAATCTCTGAAAAAAATAAACAAATACTATTAGATTGGGCTGGTACAACATTGCCTACACAGGATGATTTAGATCAGCTAGATTTTGTAAACCAGGTAGAACAATCTTTGATAAGTTTAATGAAACAACCGCAAACACAAGTAGAGGCAAAACCTGCAAGAAATCAACAAATGGAAATGATGAGTAGAATGTTTGGTGCACGAGGCTATCTAACTGGTGAAGAGGCACAAATAAAACAACAAATAGAAGATAGATTACAACCACAATTTGATGCTAGTTTAGGATCCACACCTGATGTATCATTACAACCCAATATGCAAGTACCGCTGCAAGCTAATGTTAGAAATCAGTTAGCCTTGGGAACTTTAGATGATGCTCTAGCTACACAAATGTTTAACAGAGGAATAGGTACACTATAATGAAACTTGATGGCGGCGTAGGATCAGTAATTGTTATGCCTTTAGGCATGAAAAATGGAGGTCCTGCAGAAAAATTATTAGCTGAGGGACCACCAGAGGGACCAACACAATTAAAGGTACCTGATGAAAGGATGATTACAAACAGAGTCGATAGAAATCTTTTTTCTATACCTGTGCCCGATCCGGATGGCGGTCCTATCTCGAGCGAACCTTTTACTGAAACATTACCTGGACCAAATCCACCAGGTCCAGGTATGAAACTGCAAGAATTTTTGTTTACTACTCCAACTTTAAATCCTCAAGAAGTTTTACCGGTATTACCATTTATGCCAAATCCAGCAATACCAAATCAAAGAAACCCTTTCATAGAGGGATTCTTTGATCCCATGCCAAAAAACACAGGTGGCATACCCAATTTAATGCAGGCAAATATTACTAAACCTGCAGGTATATTAACAATAACTAAGGAGTACGACATATGATTGAATTAACAGAGCCATTGAAAGATAGAGTGCGTCACCATGAAGGAGTCCGCACATCTATGTACCTGGATAGTTTGGGAAAAGCCACGATCGGTATAGGCCACCTTATTCAGCCTCACGAACGAGAAAGATATGCCGAAGGTGTTGAAATCTCCATGGATGAAGTTGAGGAACTATTTGATATAGACTTGAATAGAGCTGCTGCGGGGGCTGAATCATTAATAAAAGAATGCATAGGACATGACTTACCTGCTGTGGTTGAAGAGGTTATCCTAGAAATGGTATTTCAATTAGGAACAAACGGTGTACGAAAGTTTAAAAAAATGTGGAAAGCTATGCGTGAAAAACGTTGGAAAGACGCTGCGGAAGAAATGAAAGACTCAAGGTGGCATAAACAAACCACTAAACGTTGTGAAAAATTAGCAGCTATTGTGGCAGATCCTAATGCTTACACATACACAAATGAGAGGATGTATCAAAAGGTTTGATACTTAAGTAATTTAAGGTATAATTAATTATGGTAATAGGAGTTATAGCTAAGGGCATAGGTAAATTAACAAAGAGTAAGAAAAAAAGGACACCTTTTATAAGAAAAGGGCCTAAGACTATAAAGGGTTTTAAGCCTAAAGTAGGTAAAGAGCGTGATCCTATTGTTGAAGATCTTACTACAGAAGTTAATGTTCCTATGGAGGACATTGATGTACCGTCTTTTCTTAAAAAAAGAATGAGCCCTGTAGACCAAGCTAAATTTAAAAAAATGCTACAGACTGGTAAAAAAGCAAAAGCCAGTAAGTTTGCACAAGAAAGGACTAAGTAATGGCACTAAAACCAATACCAAAAGGTAATAAAGGATTACCAAAATTACCAAAAAAAGTTAGAAACAAAATGGGTTTTATGAAAGACGGTGGTCTTGCAGAGGCTACTGCTAAATTAAAAGCTCAAGGTTTAAAAGATGGCGGTCCTGTAAAAGGCATTGTAAGAGGTAAAGCGAGAGGTGGCGGAGCAGCTACTAAAGGCTTAGGTTATAACGTAAGGCCTAACTAATGGTTTTAGCAAAAACTATAAAACTC